CAGTTTTTGGTGCCACAAATGGCGTTGACGCCTTTGTCGTTTTCGTCGACGTTTGGAGTTGGTACGTTGCAGGATTATTTTGGTACGTGGCCGGCTGCTGAAAGCCCGGCGAACACGATTAATGTGAATTCGCTGCCGTTTCGTGCGTACAATTTGATTTGGAATGAATGGTTCCGGGATCAGGATTTGCAGGACCCGGCGGTAGTGGATACGGACGATGGTCCGGATGTTATTGGCGATTATGTCATGCTTCAGCGTGGTAAGCGGCATGACTATTTTACGTCGTGTCGTCCGTGGCCGCAAAAGCCGTCGAATGTTGGTGATACGGGTAGTTTTAATGGTATCGGTCCTTTTGTTCCGGGTGGTGCGTATACGTTCCCGGATGCGGGGGCGCCGGTTACGGGTATTGGCGTTCAGCCAGGTACGGCGCCGACTGTGGGTCCGCTTGATGTTGCGAACACGGGTAATCGTACGGAGGCGTTCGGTCGGTTCTATGCGGTTCCGAGTACGCATTCCCTGATTATGGCTGCGCAGCCTGAGGGGAATTTCCCGGATGTGCGGGTGTTGATTAATGATATTCGTACAGCGAATCAGATCCAGATTTTGATGGAGCGGAATGCGCGTGGTGGTACGCGGTACACGGAGATTTTACGTTCGCATTTCGGTGTTTTTTCGCCGGATGGTCGTTTGCAGCGTCCAGAGTATCTGGGTGGTGGTCATACGATGGTGTCGATTAATCCGGTGGCGCAGACTGCGCCTGCCGGTGTGGACACCACGGTTTTAGGTGAGTTGGCTGCTGTGGGTACAGCGGTTGCGAACCATGGTTTTTCGTCAGTGTTTGTTGAGCATGGTTTTGTTATTGGTTTGATTAGTGTCCGTGCTGATCTTACGTATCAGCAGGGCATTAATCGTATGTGGTTCCGCCGTGGTCGGTATGACTATTACTGGCCGGCGCTTGCGCATTTGGGTGAGCAAGCGGTATTTAATAAGGAGATTTGGGCGGACAGTACAGCGGCGGACGATGCGGTGTTTGGTTACCAAGAGCGTTGGGCGGAGTATCGGTATTTGCCGAACCGGATTTCTGGAGGTTTCCGTTCTCAGAATCCGAATAGTTTGGATGTTTGGCATTTGGCGCAAGAATTTGCGACAAGGCCAGCCCTTAATGCTACGTTTATTCGTGAGTTGCCGCCGGTTGAGCGTGTGTTGCAGGTAGCTACAACGGCGGGTTTTGAATTTTTGTTTGATTCGGTTTTTGATTTGCGTATGGTGCGTCCTATGCCTATGTTTAGTATTCCGGGTATGGGTCCGAGGTTGTAACTCGTGCCTCTATCCCCGGCTGTAATAGGGTTTGGGAGCGCCCTGTTGACCTCTGTTGCGTCTGCCCTTGAGGCGAGGTCTAACAGGCGCTTCCAGGAGCGCATGAGTTCTACGGCGCACCAACGCGAAGTTCGTGACCTTCAGGCAGCGGGCCTCAATCCTATTTTGTCGGCTCATGGTTCCGGCGCTTCGACGCCGGCAGGAGCGGCTGCGACGTTTGACAATCCAATGAGTTCGGCAATGGCTCTGCGCATGAATGAGGCGCAGTTGAAGTTGATTGAGGCGCAAGCTGATCGTGAAGGTGCGAGTGCTGGTTTGTTGCGTACGCAGTCGGCCGATATTGCTAGTACGGCCGCTGCGGGTCGGTATAATTTGATTTCTATCCAGCGTGATATGGCTCACATGGATATGGAGCAGAAGAAGCAGTTGTTGCCGTTGTTGTTGCAGAAGGCGAAAGAGGAAGTTGGTCTAACTGCTTCTAGTGCGCGTGCGGCTAAGGCGCGCGCGTTGTTGGATGAAGCCGCTGAGGCGGGTGCTCGTAACCTGGAGGCGCTGGAGCGCGACATGGGTGAGGCGGGTCCCGCCGTGAAGTTGTTGTTTCAACTGTTGAAAGGAATTCGGTGAGTTATGGAGCGGCGTAATCGTAAGCATGCGCTGGAGCGCGTGCGTGTGGTTGTGAATACTGGTGCTGATTCGTTGGTGCAGCAGCAGTTTAAGGACGAAGTGGATATTAATACTATCGTCCGTCGTTTTGGTATGTCCACGACGCCGGTGTATGTTCCCGGCGTGTACGGTGATTTCACCGGTATCGTGGATTTTGAGTCTGCCTCGTTAGCGGTTGCGAAAGCGGAAGAGGGCTTTATGCGTTTGCCCGCTGAAGCGCGGGCGAAGTTTGAGAATTCGCCTGCCGCGTTCTTGGAGTACGCGGCGCGTGTGAGTGAGGCAGAGTTGATTGATTTTTGTGGTCTGAAACCGGCACCGCAGGTGCCGGTTGTAGCGGCGCCGCAGGCGCCGCAGCCGTCCGTGGGGGCGGCTGCCCCGGTCGCGAATGCGGTACCTGGGGCGTGAGGTTGCCGTGAGTTACTGCACGGCTCCGAGTCGAGGAGCCCCGACCTTCGTCTGCGTGCGTGCGCCCGCGCTTGCGTGGGTGCGCGCGTGCAATAGTGGGCGTGGCTCCTCGCTCGGTATGTATAGGTTTATTTATCGTTTTCTTGTTTTGGCTTGTGTTGTTTTGGTCCCCTCCCTCGTACTGAAGTCCAGCGGGTCCATGCCTTTTGGCCAGGGGCGCGGCTCGCTGGTATCGGGTACGTCGTCAGGGGAGGGGAATAAGGGGAGGGGTTCTTCGAGCGTGTATAGCTCGATTAGTTCTTCAGTTGCTTTGATTGCGAGCGCTTGGCGATCGCGTTTTACTCGGAATGTTGAGATGAGTGCTGAGGCTCCCGGCTTTTGCCGGGAGATTACTTCGAGTTCGGCCAGTGTGAAGCGTAAGGCTTCTTGCTGGCGCTGTAACTTTTTGTGCGCGTTTTCTAGCGCTTTGCTCTTGTCAAACATTGTATCTCCTTGAAGGAGTGATTGTTTTGTGCGTGTTTAATTTAGTATGTTTTATGGTTTGGCACAAGTTAATGTTTGTTAAGGATTGGGTATGTTGCTTGGTAGCAACAGTTTGCGCCGTGCTAGGCGCAGCGGGCCGTTGGCCCGCGTTTTGCTTCGCGCAGGCAGACACGTGTCTTGGGTTACTGTCTGCTGAGTGACACCGTTGCTTTTGTGGCAGGGTGTCTTATTTTGGGTGCAACCTTTTGAAAGGGGGCTTTATGGCACGTCGGCGAGTGAACAAGTACAAGTCGGCCCGTGCGTTCCGTAAGGGAACGAGTAGGGCCAAGGCTGTGAATTTCGCGCGTCCTGGTCGTGGCGGATTCCGTTTGTAAATGTCCTGTAACATGCCCTTACCGGCATATCAGGAGTACGAGGGCGCTAGCCCGCGTATTGGGTATCGTATCGACCAGGCCGTCAGTGGGAGTATGCAGCTGCCGAATGGGTACAAGCTGGAACTCCCCTGCGGGCATTGTACAGGATGTCTCATGGATCGGCGCCGAAGTTGGTCTGTGCGTTGTATGCATGAGGCGCAATTGTATGACTCCAATTTATTTTTGACGTTGGATTATGCGCCTGATCATTTGCCTTCGTCATTGTCATTGGAGTATCGTGATATTCAACTGTGGTTGAAGCGTTTGCGCAAGGATTTGCGTGGTGTGTCAAAGGGGCCGAATGGGAAATATCCTATTCGGTTTTTTTTGTCTGGTGAGTATGGTCCCCGGACTGGTCGTCCGCATTGGCATACAATTCTGTTTAATGTTGACTTTGCGGACAAGGTTCAGTTAATGAACGGTTCGTTTCGTTCTAGCCAAGCTGAAAAGCTTTGGGGAAAGGGTAACGTTGTGATTCAGGGTGTTGGTCCTGAATCGATCTCGTATGTTGCGGGTTATACGACATACAAAATGTATGGTCGTGGGGCTCACGACAGTTACGAGGATGTTGTGAATTTGGCGACTGGGGAAATTACGGCTCGTAGGCCGGAATTGGTTTCCATGTCGCGGCGCCCAGGTATTGGTCATTGGTGGTATGAGTTGTATGGGCGCGATTTGTTTGGTGGTGAGGAGGCTCCCCATGATTTTGCTGTAATGGAGGGTAAGAAGTATAAGGTTCCGCAGTACTATTGGCGGAAGTTGCAGGTGGACGGTAGTCCTGAGATGGTGGAGGAGCTGCGTAATGCTCGGATCGAACGTAGTCATGTATGTGATGTCAGAGAAAGCTCTGTTGAGCGTCGTTCTGTGCGCGAGGAAGCTCTCATACGGCGAGTTCGTGCGTTCTCGCCTCGTAGTCAACTCTAGCTGGGAGGTTCGTATGTTGATGTATTCAGTTTACGACCGAAAGTTGCGTGAGTATGGTTCGATTGTGTTGTCTCCGAATCAGGAGAGTTGTTTTCGGATGATTCAAGTGGGGGTGCGGGGTACGAATGGTTTAATGGAGAAGTACCCCGGTGATTTTGAGCTGCATAAGGTAGGTGAGTTTGATACCGAATTTGGTGAGGTGAAAACTTCCGGTAGGCCGGAAGTGATTTGTACTCTTACGGAAAT